CTAAAACGTGTTGCGTGGACATAATGTGGACTCGACCCCAACTACAACTACTCCCCCTTCCACCAATATCTCTTTCCTACCGTCTTCATTTCCAGTCCAATATCCACGCGCCTTAGACATCATTTGGTCATCATTATAAGTCGGTTCAAGATTATCTAAGTTACCAGCATAAGTAACAAAAATATTAGCGTTTGGTAAAGGCTCGACTACTAGGAGGGAGTAAGGGCTATTGGTTTCATTGAGGCTGTCTATCCAGCACTCAAGATCTTCTTTCCTAGGTAATAAAAATGTACAAGATTGTCGTGATGGCAAACAGGGATATTCTGAAGCTCGAACCCTTTCAAAAACCTGCTCCCGATGGAGATGCTTTAAAGCTTTGGCACGGCCATTGATTGCCAGCAGTTGCGACTTACGATAAGTAGCTGGAAGAGTGAGAATATAATCTATGGGAACAGAGTCCTCACCATTTGCCGCATATACACAACACTCCACTATATTTTTATAATAATTATTATATCCAGAGTGGTTTATTTTTTCACCTACACTCCATTGTTTATTGGGTGCTTTATGAACATTAAGATGATAGAAATAATTTGGCATCACTATTTTCCATTTGATTTACTTAAAGGATTTAATATCACCGCTTCTTCTAAATGATCCGGTGCAAAGTGCGCATACCTCATCGTTTCGCGGATATTAGCATGACCTAAAATTCTCTGTAATACTAAGATATTGCCCCCATTCATCATAAAATGGGAAGCAAAGGTATGTCGCAAAACGTGCGTTTTCTGCCCTTCTGGCAGAGTAATACTTGTCGTCGCCAGCACTTTCTTAAATGTCTGGTAGCAGGGTTTGAACATTCGCCCCTGTCGTGTGGCTAATTCATCATGCAGCCACTGCGAGATCGGCACCGTTCGATTCTTCTTCCCTTTAGTCTTGAAAAAAGTCACTTTAAAAGGCGACAGCTGGGAACGGGTCAGGTTTTCCGCTTCGCTCCAACGCGCACCAGTAGACAAGCACACCTTCACAATCCACGTTAGATCTTCATTGCCGTATGATTCACACGCCCCCAATAATTCACGAATCTGAGGGTGTGTTAACCACGCCATTTCCTTGTCTTCTTCTTTGAAAACACGGATACCGTCTAGAGGGTTAGGCAAATTCCACTCCCCTAGCCTTTTTAATTCACTGAACACAGCGGTTAGATACTGTAGCTCTCGGTTGACTGTGATCGGTTTCACAGCCCAACGCTCTGGATTGTCATGGTATCCGTTACTGATTTCACCCCGTAACCGCTTATCACGGTAGTGCGCAAAATCTTTAGCAGTAAAACGAGACGCTATTGGGTCGCCCAACCCATCACAGACAATTTTCAGCTTTCCCATGCGGGAACTGATAGCCGTAAGAGATTGGCCGTGTAAGTGATACCAGAGATCGATAACTTCACTAAGACGGCGGCGATCTTCTTTCTCTCCTAACCACGGCTTTTCACTGGCTTCATTCAGAGTGTATTGCTCAAACGCAGTCGCTTCGCCTTTGGTCTGGAATGTTTTACGGACGCGCTTACTATCGCGCCCGTTAATACGGAAATCAGCGCGCCATTCTCCAGAGGGGAGTTTAGTTACAGCCATAACGTTAATGCCTGCTATTTAAATATGTTTTTCCAACGTTAAGAAAACTAGACCAACAGGTTTAACGTCACTGACATCACAATCAAACTGCGCAGAACTACTGCTTACTTTGAGCTTATTCCCCGGCAATCGAGCGATATCGCAAACATCAATAGCCCCGTCTAAATCAACGAACCAACGCCCATTACTGATAGTTTTTGCGTCTCTATCGATTACCCAGGAATTTTTAGTGCCATCTACAAACGCGGGGGAAGACACAGAAGCAGGTATGAGGGCTTTGTCACATACCCATGAACCAACGGATTTTAACTCGCCGGATAAGAGCTGGTATTTAGGGATATCCGTTACATTCTCATTAGCGGGTAGAGAGAACGCCGCTTCACCTTTCATGTCTCCCTGCCCTGTTACCAGCCAACGGAGAGAAACCCCAGTTTCAAGAGCGCAGGTCACGACAATATCACCAGGGAAAAAATTACGTCGAACCCATGAACTGATCGTGCCTGACGATAGGTTGAATCGCTCACCTAACTCTTTTTGCATTTCAAAGCCGTAAGCATCCAGCATGCGTCGCAGAATCGGCTTACCCCCTGCCGAGAGCACCATATCGTAAAGGCTTTTACCCACTTTTCCTTTCAAACGGTCATTAACAACCGATGAACTTAAATTTTTAAGTTCTCCTGTTAATAACCAAATGAGATCGGCTCCTGTATCAATAGCACAAGAAAGAATTGCACTGCTCGGAACGCTGCCCCGTTGCATCCAGTTGCTTACATTTCCGGGATGAATTTTCATAACCTCGGCCAAAGCCTTCTGAGAAGAAACGTTATAGGAGGCATAGAGCCTTTCTAAAACCTCTTCAGCATTCTGAGTTTCACTAATCATTTTACGCCCAATGGAAATCTAAAGACTTTACAAAAGTCATAAGGTGTTTTAGATTGTCCCCCGTAGAGACAAAATGCACGCCAATGCACTAAAACAACAGCCAACTAGAGATATTGATTTATGACATCACAAATTGCAATCCCTTCCGGAAAGGACGTCATGACATATGACGAGTTTGCCGCCGCCTACGGGTACAGCCTGCGAACCGTCAAACAGATGGTTTTCGATGGCGATCTCCTTATCATGCCTCGTAAAAAAGAAGGAAGTGCCGCCCGTATTAACATGGTTGCTTTCCGTGCCCGGCTGCTACAGCAAGGTATCAACTGCCGTTACGTTGCTGCGTAAGCTGAACTTAATTATTTAAGTTAACAGGGATGATGACTATGTTTGATTACCAAATGGCTAAACAACCGCACTTCAACAACGCTTGCCGGGCATTTTCCAACAAGCAGAATCTGGCTGATGTGGCCGAACGTATCGGCATGAATGCGCAAATGTTGCGTAACAAACTGAATCCAGAGCAGCCGCACAAATTGACCTGTGACGAGCTGATGACCATCACCGATGTAACCGAAGACGCCACGCTGATCGATGGGCTTTTGGCGCAGCTTAATTGCCTGCCAGCCGTGCCAGTGAATGAGGCAAAGGCGGAACGGCTAACCACGTATGTATTGCAGGCCACCGCCGCAGTGGGCGCGGTTGCTGCTGAAAGCGTATCCGATGAGCGTATGACGCCAGCGCGTCGTCATAACGTGATCGAGAGTATCAACGCGGGTGTGCGTTATTTGTCGCTGGTCGGCTTAACGTTACAGACGCGTATTCAAGCTAATCCCGCGTTAGCGTCAACCGTAGATGCACTGAGCGGTATTAGTGCGTCGTTGAATATTGGGTGAAATCGGAGTTCATATGTCATCACTTGTTTCTTATTCACATACCAGTCAAAAAGTAGATAGCATCAAAATTGAAGATTCCTCAAAACCAATAGTTTATCGGGGGGATTTAGATGATGTGGATTTTATTGCATGGTTAAGAAAAGTTGCATCAGCTATTGAAGGAAAGCAGCGATATGAAGCTGAAATTAAATCAGCGAAGATATCATTAAGAGATAAAGAAAATGAGCAAAAAAGTGCATACGAATTTATTAATGCATTCGTTTATTTAGCACATGAAGATGTAGAACTGGATAAAGGGAGGTACAAAGCAGAGATAAAACACAGAAAAAACGGCATGTCTATGGATGCCGTTTTGTACTCAAATAAACCAATAAATGCTGATGATGTAGGTGAGGTTATTCAGCGTTACGTAAGTTGATTTGTGCGCCTAATATCGAATGAAGCTCTTTCGCTTGTTCTAAAGTAATTTGCAATGAAAGTATATCGCTGGCGTTTAATTTCGTTTCGGCGCTAATGGATATATGGATGTTAAAAAAATCATCACTTTTAAATCCACCAGATATGATTTTTTCAGGGTGAATCTGAATAACATTTCTTGCCATTAGTACGCTCCTTGCGTGGTTGGTTGTTTTTGGCGATTCAATCCTACCACAACACCATGCGCCGGGCATGGCTAAAACCCGGCACCTATTCGCAACCGTCTATCCGTGGGCGGTTACCAATAGGAAGGAGGAAACCATGCAAGCACCAATATCAATAGCGCCGTTCCTCTGGTGGCACCAGACGGAGACAAAGCCAGACTTTACGATCACCCACGGCAAAGGCCGTCAGGGGATCATCATTCGTACCCGCCGGGAGAGTGTTAGCCAGCGGGTTATCCACTCTATCAAGTCAGTGTTACGGGGGAAAGCATGACAGCCTTTACCGTCAGCAGTATGCAGAATTTACCCGCCGGGCTGCGTAATGTGATCGGCAAGCACTTTGCTGATAGTCGCTGGCGTGAAACCTGCGCCTATTACAACGGGCTACATGAGCGCGACCGTTTAACTATCTGCTTTCATGCGCAGATGAAAAAGAGCCAGACCGTTTACCGTCTGGAGGAAATGCCAACCGCAGAGCGTGAGCGGATTGTTTGCGCAATTGATGAGCTGCGCCGCATATTCTCGCTGAGCCGCAAGCGTCGTGAAAAAACCTCGACCTTTTTAAGTTGGTTAAGTGTCGGTGAAAGGCGAACGTTATTTTTTCATGCGGGATTAAGTGAAAATGAATTTAATCAGCCTTACTGGAGGATTGATGATGTTTCATGTCCGTGGCGAAATAAAATATCACATGCCTTAAATGAGCTATTCAGCTTGTTTGAAGCCGCCCCCGATATCCTGACGGCAATTAAACCCGAAGAATATCTGAATTAAATAACCCCTGAAATTAATTAGGCGCTTAACCGCGTCGGGACTCCCTTTATCTGAGGATTATATGCACATGTATAAAACAGTCGGTCAGGCGATGCACCGCAAGGCTGAAAGCGAGGGCATTCAGTTAATGCTTTCTCAGGCACGCAATGAGGCGAAAGCCGATGCGCACACGTCGTTTTCTTCTCGTCTGGATAAGTTGGCGACTCACGCCGCTATTAATGAATTAAGCAGTGTTGAAATCATCGAATTATTACGTCAGGAATCAGACGCCTTTAATCATTCCGGGTCAGATATCAAGGCGGTGATGTAATGGAAAACCCAGCTTACAACCGCGTCGATATCAACGGCAATTATGCAATAGCGAAAGTCGGCTATGACTTTGCGCTGGGCGAAATTAAATGCGGGAAAGAAGACGGCGACCAGCCTTATTTATCCACGCTGGCTGTTTATCAAAATCCCGTCAGCCTCATTAACGATTTTGTGCATCGTGCTATCGCCACCGAAATTTGGCGCGGAAACGTCACCGATGCCAAGAAATTGATGACCGAAAGCAAGCGCTTTGCGGCGCTGTGCCAGTCAGCTTTTGACCAGCTCAATAACGATAAGGAGCAAGAGTAATGCCGGATTTAATGGACATGGTGCAGCAGCGCCAGCAAGACATGTTAGACCATCAGATCACCAACGCCCGGAACGTCCAGCGCGGCGTTTCTGCGTTCGAGTGTGAAGACTGCGATCAACCGATACCCGAAGCGCGCCGCGCTGCAATCGACGGCGTGATCCGCTGCGCGACCTGTCAGGGCATTCACGAACTGAAAGGTAAGCATTATCGGGGTGGGTTATGAGTCCTCGCATTATGCCTGCTGGGCTTGTTCGTCCCAATTGTCCACCGTCTCCGCCGTCTCCATCCCTTGAGGCGCTGGGATTAGTAATCAGAGCACGCGAATTAGCACAAGAGATTGCCGAGCAAGAGCGAGACAAAGCTGATTTAACGCAACTGGTTCTAAGTGAAATTAGTGATTTTTTTGCAGGTATAAGCCAACCCGGCACGCCAGAGACAGCGGAAGAAATGCAGGCCGCATTAATGGCGCGTGTTGAATCAGTGATGCGCGATCATCAATGAGCGTTACCCACCGGGGGCGCTCCGCTCCCACCCCACCGCCATCTTTCCCCGGCAGCACCCGCGATGCGTTCGTGGGTGCGCATTCGTGGAATGCCCCCCGCCCGGCCATCGTGCCAGAAGAGAGACAGCTTACCCGTGAGGAATGGACTCAGGGGCAAGCCGTTTTATCGAAAATTAACCAGCAACCGCACTTCCTGCGGGAAATCTGCCTGAACCGTTACGCGTACCTGAAAAAAAATAAAGGGATGCTCACCGCTAATCGTTTTCTGGTTAATAGCTTTATGCAGCGCATGTGGCCGCGTATTGAGGCAATCAATACGCGCCATGCCATGAATCGCCACGCTTCCGAGCGTTTCCTGTCTGAATCTGACGATTATCAAACGCTGCCCGGTATGAATGACAAAGCGCTGGGGCGTCTGGCTGCGCGCATTTCCGACCAGATATTTTCGGCGTATGAAGAAATGAGCGATGCCATGAAAGCGGAGCACGGCGATCAGCCTGATGCGCTCTTTACCGATGCGGCACAGGCTGAGCTTTTCGGCCATGTCGCCAGAATGGCTCGTGCGTTCAATATCACCCCGCTTTTCTGGAAGAACTACCGCAAAGGCACGCTGAATATACGTAAAGCAATAGCCAGCCTGCGCCGACTGTTTAATGAAGAATGGTGGGTGCGCCAGCTTAAAGCCCAGCGCACACGCTGGCGTGAGGCGTTGATGATTGCCGTCGGGCAGGTCAGTAAAAAAGCCTCACCCTATTCCAGCAAGATGGCGATCCGCGATGTACAGGCGCGTCGTCTTGCCAACATGGATTACCTGAAAAGTTGTGAGCTGGAGAACGTCGCTACAGGTGAACGTATCGACCTGATCGACAAGGTAATGGCGAGTATTTCCAACCCAGAAATCCGCCGTATGGAGCTAATGAGTACCATCGCGGGAGTGGAGCGTTACGCCAGCGAACAGCGAGATGTCGGGATGTTTATCACCATCACGACCCCGTCGAAATATCACCCGACCCGCGTGATCGGCAAGGGCGAAAACGAGACAGTCCAGTTTAACCGGAACTGGGACAACGAAGCGTTTACGCCGAAAGACGGCCAGCGCTATCTGGTCAAAATTTGGAGCAAAATGCGCACGGCATTTAAAGACGCAGACCTGAAAGTTTACGGGATGCGCGTTGTCGAACCGCATCACGACGGGACACCACACTGGCACATGATGCTGTTTTGCAAGCGCGCACATCGCCAATCAGCCATCGATATTATGCGCCGCTACGCCATGAAAGAAGACGGCGCCGAACGCGGCGCGGCTAAGTACCGCTTTGAATGTAAACACCTCAATAAAGGCGGCGCGGCTGGCTATATCGCTAAGTACATCGCAAAAAATATTGATGGGTACGCGCTCGACGGCCAACTGGACGACGAAACCGGAAAGCCGCTGCGTGATATGGCCGCTGCTGTCACCGCGTGGGCGTCAACGTGGCGCATCCCCCAATTTAAACCTATCGGTATTCCCACTATGGGCGCTTACCGCGAGTGCCGTAGCGGCACGTTACGCAGCGTCAATCTTACTGACCAGTTCGACGAGCAAGTCGAGGCGGTTCGCTGTGCCGCCGATGTTGGCGATTTTTCCGCATACATGGCCGCACAAGGCGGCGCGAATGTTTCCCGCGAACTGCAAACGGTGCGTGTTGCGCGCCGGATATCTGACCAGCTCAACGAGTATGACGAAGAGGTGCAAAAGGTGGTCGGAATTTTCGCCCCGCATTTGGGCGCGGGTCATGTTTTTGAAACCCGGACAACCGAGTGGCGCATTGTTTCTAAAGCCGTTGAAGTTCAGCCTTTGACTTTAAAAAGCGCCCCCGGCGCGCCTCGGAGTCCTGTCAATAACTGTGGGTTGGGTTCTCAACGGTCAGGCGAAAATGTCAAAACGCAGGCCGAAAACAGCGGCATAGCGACGACATCAGAAACCGATAACACACCGATTGACTGGAATGACGACGCGGCTGTGAGGGCGCTAGGAATGCGTCTGCGTGAGCAATCCGTCAGGAAGAATCATAAACAACGCGACTTTGACCCCAATACCCTCCGCGATCCGTCACCGTCAGCCAGATTAACGGGCGAAGAACGGGAGCGGATACCCCGCATTCAGCGTGATTTGATGCAGCGCGGTATCAGCGTTCAACGCTGGGAGCTGGAAGCACTGGCGCGCGGGGCAAAGATGAAGGTTGACGGCGAACTTATTTCATACCCGGCGGCTGATGAGTGGCCGGGGTTTAGTCATAAGATGGAATAAAATGCCTAAATCCCCCACCGAACGTAAAGCCACCCAGCGCGCACATCAGCGTAATGCTGGCGTGATGAAGGTCGAAATTCATGTTGATGCGCGAGAGCTGGAAATGCTGGGAGAAATTACCTGTTACTGAGGGCTGCCTATCCGGTGCGTCTGAGTGTTGGAACCAACAAAGCTGGCATGATTTAAAGTTAATTCTGTGAATACCAAGGCGTGAAATGTTTAAGTGACATGTCACACCGTATTAATCGCGCTGGACACATAACCAATCAGTCACACAGAGCACACTAAGTGATTGACGAAAATTTCAATATGCACAATACTGTATATGTATACAGTAAAGATAAGGAAGTGGCCCCCCTTGGAAAACACGGAACACATACAAGCTGTTTTGTCGCGGGTTCAGTTAATCGCTGACATATCGTTAGTGGCTCAGTGCGATGTAGGAGAATTAAAAACCGCGATGTCAATCATTGCGGATTTGACGAGCGGCACGATAGAAACCAGAGAACACCGAGGGCTTAGTGATAAATCGGAACTGGTCGAGTACCTTAAAAAACGATTAGAGGATGCCGTCTTTTAGCAATGCATGCAAAATCTAAAAAGCAGATGGTGGTTGTGGATATGGCTAGCTCTTTGAGTTTTTTTATTAAGAAATGAGTATGTGATCCATTCCGCATAAGCAGTTGAAGTTCTTGAGTTGTAGATAGGCAGTATTCATTTTAATATGCGTGCATAAAATCTACATCAAGGATATCAGAATGGACTGGATTACTCATATCATCACTTTTTTGGTTGGGCTTGGCTCTGGTTGGTCGATTCGAATTGCGTATTCGTCACGCAAACAAGTTGGCGATTCTACTGCAAATTCAAACAATAACACTGTGACTCAGACAGGTAACAGTGTTACGAACGGTAGCATTGTTGGCGGTAACCAGGATAACTCACATTAAGAGGGATTTAGTGTGTCTATCGAACAGTCAGGCAACGCCGTTACCAATGGCGACATAATTGCTGGTAATCAGACCAATCAGACTATTCATCAGTACGCTGCAAAGAGTACTAATCGCGAGATACAGGGTCTCTATGATCGTCTAAAGAGGGGAGATTCTGGTGATTCAAACTCGGCATTTTGTGCTGAATTGGAGCATTACATGTCTCTTCAGCCAGAAATTGATGTTAGAGGTTTGGATGTTAAATTAATTGAGAGTAATAGAAAGGATTTATTATTTTTAGCGAAACAGATGAAGGAAAAAGCAGCAAAAGCTATAATGCGCCGTCAAACCTCACGAACTGCACAAAGAATATTTGTAATTATTTTAGACCAGATCCATTATGATTTTATAATGAAGGTGACTCCACTTATAGAAGAAGACAGCCCCAGAATAATTGTTGATGAAAAAATTAGCTCAATAATTGATGATTTATATACTTCATTAGGTGAAAACTTATTAGAGTTGACAGCTAAAGATCTTTTGGGGTTATTATTTTTCCTCGGTGGAAATTGTCATATAAGGTGGGATAAATGTTAATTTACCATCCAGCATATGATGCGTATCATTGCATTTTTAGAATGATTGCGTTGATAGATCATGTAAACGAAATTGAAGTTGATAAAGTAAGAATATTAGATTTTTATCTTATTTTCCCGGCTTTGGTTTCTGAAATTAGAATGCCTCATAACTACAGCTCTGTTAAAAAAGAGGCAAAAAAGTATTCCAATGAGTATAGGAATCCTATTAACACCTCGTCAACCTTTAGAGATATGCATGAGATTCAGATGGCAGCGATTAGGTGTCTGGCAGCTACTGGGTTGATTGAGATAAAACCTCTTGAAAGAGATCTTATCAAGCGAACGAATAAGTCTATACCAGATGGTTTACTCTTATCAATGCGCGATTTTCTCAATGCGAAAGAAGAGATCTATACTTTTATCATAAGTAAATTATCGAAATTCCATCTGACAGGGAAGGATGGGCTGAAAGATAGAACGAATTTAATGGAGTTTAGATATGACTTTTCTTAATCCATCTTTTTCTGTAATTAAATTGAAAGTTTTTCAACATGGACACGAAGCATTTAGCTGCGATTTTCATAAAGGTGTGAATGTCATCAGAGGACGTAATAGCTCTGGTAAAACAACCATTATGGATCTGCTTGCTTTTTCTATTGGTGCAGAAAACATTAGGTGGAAACCTCAAGCTCTTCTATGTACCTTGACTCTGGTTGAAGTTCTTTTAAATAATAAGCCCGCATGTTTCAGAAGGGAGATTAGTAAGGAATCCATGCGGCCATTAAGTATTTTCTGGGGGGGGATGGATGAAGCACTACAATCTTCACCTAGCCAGTGGGAAACATACCCTTTCAAACGTTCAGAAAAGTCATTGAGTTTTTCTCAAGTGATTTTGAATGCGTTAGATATGCCACTAGCACAGGGAGAAGGTGCATCAATTTTAACGATGCATCAAATTCTTCGTGTACTATATGCAGATCAACCTTCGGTTCATAGTCCTATTTTTAGAAACGATAATTTTGATAGAGCCCTAACCAGAGAAACTGTTGGTGATTATTTATGTGGTATATTTGATGACATTCTATATAGTTCATTGATTAGACTTAAACAAGTCGATTCTGAACTGTCGACTAAAATTACAGAGTTGAAAAGCATATTTACAGTGCTAGGGCGTTCTGGTCAATCCGAAAACATTCATTTCATCGAGCAAAGAATAAATGATTTAGAGAAAGAGAAAAGTGATATTTATCATAAAATAAATGAATTGAAAGGTCGTCCGGTATCTGATGGAAATAATAAAAAATCTGACAGGGAAAAAACAAATAATCTACGTAAAAGTTTGAATAAAGCGAAAGAAGAGGAAGTAAAAAACACTGATAATATTAACGTATTGGAGATGGAAGTAGCTGACTCTGAGATGTTTATTAATGAATTAGAGGCAAGATATCAAGCACTGAATGAATCAGGTATAGCGAGAGAATATTTCAGCAATGTACAGTTTCAATTTTGTCCTAGCTGTTTAAGTGAATTGCATAGTTCCTCTGAAAGTGGATGTTCGCTGTGTAAAAGTCATGCGCCAGAAGGAAGCGAAGCTCCGCAGTTACTGAGGATGAAAAATGAAATCTCTGTGCAATTGAAAGAGTCAAAATATTTACTTGAACATAACGTTGAGAAATTAAAAATCCTGAGACTCCAAGCACCAATATTAAAGAAAAATGTTCAAGCTCTTATTCGAGAGTATGAAGCTGTTTCTACCGTATGGGAAAATGCCTACGAAATAGAATTTGAAGCACTAACTAAAGCGCTTGGTCGAGTTGAAGAAGAGATTAATCAAGCGTATGAGTCGCAGAAATTAAGTGATGTAATTTCTGAATTGCAAAAGAATCGTGATGATTTGCAATCAGAGAAAGAGCGACTAGAGTCACTCATAGAATCCTTGCAAAGCAAAGAGGAGAACAGGAAAAAAGATATTTCTCAGACTGTTGAATCTATTATGACAAGGCTTCTTAAGCTAGACCTCCCATTACAAACTGAATTTATTAATCCTAAGCAAATTAATTTTAGCTTTGTGGATAACGAAGTATATGTTAATGGTTCTAAAAATTTCTCAGAAAGCTCTGCTGTAGTGCTAAGACATATTTTTCATTTGGCGCTTCTTACTGCAAGTCTTGAAAAACCTTATATGAGGTTGCCTCGATTCTTAATGCTAGATGGGATCGATGATGGTGGTATGGAGAAGGAGCGTAGCCACAATCTGCAGAAAATCATAGTCCAAGAAGCAGAAACATATGAGTATGATTTTCAGTTGATTTATGCAACGTCAGAAATTAATCCGAAGTATGACAACACAGATTTAATCGTTGGAAGATATTTTAATCCTGAAGATCGATCTCTCAATGTGAGTTATATCGCAACTGATAATGGAAAATTAATCTAAATGCATAGGAACCATGCAATATAGTGCATGATTTTGCATTCTTTTTTACATCAGATTTTTCCAGCTATCAGCAGTGCTGGCGCGGCTAGGAACTCCTAATGCACCTGCATGAAAACCGACACACAAAGCGGGCAGGCGTGGCGGGGATAGCATTGCGCGCAAGGGCGTTTAGGCGTGATTCATCCCGCGCCGCTGCGTCCCGCTATGAGGTGTTCCGCTTTGATGTCGTCGTGAGATTGGTTTTTCACTGGAGCGCGTAGAACGCGATTGGTGAGGTCTGAGCGGGTGTAAAAAAAGCCGCGGGTTAGGCGGCTGGGTTGCAGGGTTACTCTTCTATCAGTTTGTAGGGCTTAAACGCGATCACCTCTATTCCCACGTAGTTATTAATTTCCTTCATCCTTTCCTGTAACGGCGTCAGCTCGTTTCTGACAAACACCTGACTCGCCTTTTCCACATCCCCAAAGCCGCCCGTGTTATTCGGGATAATCCCCATCATCTGCGGCGGTACGCGGTGGGCGCTGAGCAGGTCGTCACGGCTGGCGTTCTTAATGTTAAAGAAATCATCTTTAGTTGCCACCTCGCTGAGCGGCACAATCTTGATGCCGTCCGGCTTGCCGTTGGGGGCGTAGAAAAACAGATTCTTAAAATTCCCCAGCCCCTTTGTATTACTCATCGCGGCGCGTAACTTGTCTACGTCGGTGCCGCTTTGTGCCGCATCGGTCACGTACATGATGTAACCCGCATGTGCACCATTCTGGTAATACTTGCGCCGGAACAGCGTCGCCGATTCGTTCAGCCATGCCGAGTTCAACGAGCTGATATATTCCGGCAGGCCGTACATTTCCTGATTAATATCAGGCTCAAGCAGATGGAACACGCTACCCGGTTCAAAGCGGTGCGGTTCTTTGAATGACTGCACGAACCAGTAAACATCGTCCTCTATCCCGCGCCGGGTATATTTGGCCGGGCTAGATTCCAGCCGCAATAAGCCCCCTACCCGATTCAATCGTTTTTCCAGAAACGCATTCCCAAACACCAGATAGTCGAGCACGAAGCGGCTAAAATCCTGCTGACTCAATAGCGGGTGCGGGATAAACGTGCTCACCAGAATGTTACGTTTCACATAGATGGGTGAGCTGTGGTGTACCGCCGCACGCAGGCTTTTAGCCAACCCGCTAAAGTTGATCGGCGGCTCAATCCATCGGCCATTATGGATACACTCGGCATAGTCCAGAATGTCGCGGCGATCCAGAACGGCAGACGGTTCACCAAAGGTAAATGCTTCCATCGGCTGCGGCTGGTTGACGGGCTCCGATGTTGACTTGCGATATTTACGCTTTTTCATTCGTTAAAATCCAAAATGCTGACAGGGACATGACCGTTAATCGCGGTCAGGGGTTCGTTTAACAGCGCGTGCATGGTTGCCCATGCCACATCGGCGTGGCTGATTTCTTCGCTGCGGCTGGCTTCGTAAGTTGTGCGGTTACCGCTGGCCGTCATGGTTTTGCGTATGGCCATAAACGATTGAGTGATGTCGGTGTGGCTGGTGTCGTACTCCAGCCGCCCACTTGTGATCGTGTCTTTGGCCTTGAGCACCATCGCGGTTTTGATTTCGGGTGAGTATTTGATTTCACGCGCGGCGGGGAAGAAGCCGCGCACAAGCTGGTAAACGCCCTGACCGATGCCAGTTGCATCAATGCCGATGTATTCGACGATGTATTTTTCCGTTAGCAGCTTGATAGCCTCGGCCTGTGCGGCAAAGTCCATTCCTTTCCACTGGAAGCGCTCAAGGATACGAAACTTACCGCCCGGAGCCTGCGGCGGTGCCAGTACCACACAGCCAGCGCTGTCACCTGTGTGTGACGGGTCGTAACCAATCCAGACAGGTTTATAGGCAAACGGGCGCAGCGCGTAGGGGTTAAAATCCTCCCACTCTTCCAGCGCATCGACCATGCAACGCTGTAATTCCTCAAACGGGAATACGGACGCCTTATCATCAACAAACTCGCACATCAGCAGGTTCTGATACTCTGCCGGGCTGTATTCCAGCGTGAGTTGGTCAAGGTCGAACAGGTTACAGCCCCCGGCCAGCGCATCTTCTACCGTCACAATCTGCCGCCACTGGCCGTCACCGCACAGCACGCCGCCGGACAAATTCGCGTGGCTTAAATCCAGATGGAGGTGATCGGCCTTGTTGCTGCGCCCCTTGTTGAACAGCTCACCCGACCAGAACGGATAGGCGCTGTGTGCCAGACTCGATGGCGTTGAAAAGTACGTGCTGCGCCACTTTTTGTGCAATGACATGCCACTGGCGACTTTGCGCAACTCCTGAAACTTGGGTATCCAGAAATATTCATCCAGATACAGGTTTCCGGTGTAGCTCTGCGCGGTACGGATATTGGTGCCGAGGAAGAACAGGCGCGCTCCGTTGGGCAGAACCATCGGATCGCCTTTCAGGTCAACATCGACCAGCCGGGCAAAGTCGATGATGTAATTTTTAAAGACGTGTGCCTGCGCCTTACTGGCACTGAGGAAAATCTGATTGCGCCCGGTAGTGAGCGCATCAATCAGCGCTTCCCGCGCAAAATAGAACGTCGCCCCAATCTGGCGCGATTTCAGGATATTGCGGATACGGTGCTGTAGTCCGGCCTGATGCCAGCCGCGCTGGTACTCGAAAATCTCACTCAGGAAAATGTCGTTCAGCTTCTCGATAGCCGACTCGCTGAACATATTCTTTTCTGGTGCCTTACGTTCACCCTTGTTGCGGTTGCGCACGTTGGGATTGAGATCGGCCTCGTTGCCAGTCTGGCTGTAGCGGTTTACCCGCGCCAGCCGCTCAATCTGACGGCCTAACAGGTCAATCTCTTTGTAGTCATGCCCCTCCTTTTTCGTCTTCATGATGAGCTGAATCAACCGCGCCTCAAGGCTGGCTTCAACACGCGATACCGGGGCGATAGCGTCCCAGCCGTCGCGCTGTTTCCAGCTCTGAACGGTCGGCGTTTTCTGGTTCAGCATTTCCCCAATCTGACGCACCGAAAAACCCTGCCAGTAGAGCAAAGCCGCCTGTCGCCGTGGGTCGCTGATGATGGTGGTATCGATGGCTGTATTCATGACGGCAAGGCTACGTCAGCGACGCCCCTCCCCGCCTTAAGTGCCTGTTGTGCCAGCGGTTAGCAAACCGTGATTGATGGCGCGCCATAGTGTCACGCCGGATACTCGCCCCGACTTCCCGCAAACAACGGATGAGAAAATGGCAAAGAAAGTTTCTAAGTGGTTCCGCGTTGGTGTCGAGGGTGACACTTGCGACGGTCGCGTGATTGACGCGAACGATATTCAAAACATGGCGGAGACGTTTGATCCGCGCGTCTATGGTTGCCGCATCAACCTTGAGCACCTGAAAGGTTTACTGCCTGACAGTCCGTTTCGTCGTTATGGCGATGTGGTCGAGCTGAAAGCCGAAACGATTGATGATGATTCAGCCCTAAAGGGCAAGCTGGCGCTGTTTGCCAAAATCACTCCGACCGACGAGCTGGTCACTCTGAATAAGGCCTCGCAAAAGGTCTATACCTCCATGGAGATCCAGCCCAATTTTGCCAACACAGGCAAAGCCTATCTGGTCGGTCTGGCGGTTACTGACGATCCAGCCAGCCTCGGCACGGAAATGCTGGAGTTCAGCGCCAAAGCCAAACATAGCCCGCTGGCAACCCGCAAATCCTCCCCGGAAAACCTCTTTTCTGTCGCCACCGAAGTAACGCTGGAGTTTGAAGACCTACCGGACGTGGAGCCGACGCTGTTAACCCGCGTAAAAGCCCTGTTTGGCCGCAAACAGTCCAGTGATGACGCCCGTTTCAATGATGTGCATGAGGCGGTGGCCGAAGTGGCCGGACAGGTGCAGACCAACGCCGACAGCGTGGAGCAGCGCTTCACCCAGCTTGAGCAGCGCCAGCAGCAGGACGTTGCCACCCTGACGCAAAAGCTGAGCGCCAGTGAGCAGCAGTTAAGCGACCTCAAAGCCACGCTGGACGGCACAGAGAGCTTGTCGCAAAAGCGCCGCCCCCCGGCAACAGGTGGCGACGGCGAAGCCTCGTTGCTGACCAACTGCTAACCGGGGCACTGATCCTCGATACCCTTTTTCGGAAAGAACAGGAAAAACCATGCGTAAAGAAACCCGTTTTAAATTTAATGCCTACATGACCCAGCTTGCCGCACTGAATGGCGTTGAGGTGGAAACGCTGAGCAAGAAATTCAGCGTTGAGCCGTCCGTCACGCAGTCGCTGATGGAGGTGGTGCAAGAGTCCTCTGACTTCCTGACCCGCATCAACATCGTGCCAGTTGCTGAGCTGACCGGGGAAAAGATCGGCCTCGGCGTGTCCGGGTCAGTTGCCAGCACCACGGATACATCAAACGGTGACGAGCGTGAAACCGCTGATTTACTGAGTCTGGAAGCACGCCAGTACAAGTGCGAACAGATGAACTTTGATTTCCATATCCGTTACAACACCCTTGACCTATGGGCGCGTTTTCAGGATTTCCAGTTGCGTTTGCGTAACGCTATCGCCAAACGTCAGTCGCTGGATTACATCATGGCCGGATGGCACGGCGTGAAGCGTGCGGCGACCTCTGACCGTGCTAAAAATCCGCTCTTGCAGGACGTGGCGGTGGGCTGGTTGCAAAAGTACCGCAATGAATCTGCCAAACGTGTGATGAGTAAAGTCGTGGGCGAAGACGGCGCAGTGATTTCCGAGCAAATCCGCGTCGGTGAGAACGGTGATTATGCCAGCCTCGACGCCCTCGTGATGGATGCGACCAACACCATGATCGACGAATGGCATCAGGAAGACCCGGACTTGGTGGTGATTTGTGGCCGTCAGTTGCTGTCAGACAAATATTTCCCACTGGTCAATAAGCAGCAGGAAAACAGCGAAATACTGGCCGCTGATGTGATTATCAGCCAGAAGCGTATCGGCAACCTGCCTGCCGTGCGCGTGCCGTACTTCCCGGCCAATGCCCTGATGATCACCCGTCTGGATAACCTGTCTATCTACTACATGGACGACAGTCACCGTCGCCATATTGAAGAAGTCGCCAAACGAGACCGTATCGAAAACTACGAATCCATTAAACAGGATTATGTCGTGGAAGATTACGGCTGTGGCTGCGTGATCGAAAACATCCAGCTCGGTAAGTTCCCTGAACCACCTGAAGCGGAAAAAGCCGCAGAGCCTGCCGCGTCAGGTACTGAAACCTCAACCGATAACGCCGGAGCTTAAGCCATGCTAAGCCCCGCCCAGCGTCACATGATGCGGGTATCGGCTGCTGAGGCGTCGCAGCGGGAGAATGATCCGCTGCGACAGGCCACCGGGTACGAGCAAATGCTGTTCCGGCTTGCGGCTGACAAACGCACGTTAAAACAGGTGCGCTCCATCGAGCGTAAAGCCGAGATGAAAAGCGGGCTGTTACCCAGCTATGCACCCTGGGTGGCGGGTGTCCTCGCCAACGGTCGCGGCGCACAGGACGCGGTATTAATGACGGTCATGGTGTGGAAGCTCGACGCCGGGGACGTTCCCGGCGCGCTGGAGATTGCCCGTTATGCCACCGCACACAAGCTGGTGATGCCAGAGGGGTACACCCGCCCAACGCCGTACCTGTTAGCCGAAGAGGTGGCCGACGCGGCGACCCGCGCCCATACCGCCGGGCAGGCGGTCAATATTGAGCTGCTGATCGACACGCTGACGCTCACCGACGCCGAAGACATGCCCGATCAGGTACGCGCCAAACTGCACAAAATCATCGGCCTGATACTGCGCAGCGGCAAGCCTGAGCAAGCCCTGTTTCACCTGAAACGCGCCTTTCAGCTTGATAGCCGAAGCGGTGTGAAAAAAGACATAGAGCGGCTGGAAACCGCGCTGCGCAAAGCAGCGGCCTGTCGTTAACCCAACGCGCCCCGCGCCGGGCGGCACACAGGCCGGAACAGTTCACTGTTTTCTGTGCCTGTGTCCACCGCCCACCTATTCAGAGGTTGTCATGACGACAATGATTTTCCCCGTGAAAGCGGAGCCACACCCGGATGCGGTGGTTATCCCTGTGCCTGCGAAACAGGATGAGGTAATCGAAAACACTTTTTTCTGGCCTGCTGTGGATCCGGGAACGCTGCGCACGCTGATGCGCCTTGAGAACACCGTCACGCCGGAGCGCCTGCGCCATGCGGCGAAAACCGCGATTTCTGAGGTTAACGCCGAGCTATACGAGTACCGCGCGGCACAGATGGCGGCAGGGTTTAAAACGCTGGACGCGGTTCCCGCAGAGCGACTCGACGGCCAGAGCGAAAAGGAGCACCACTATCTGTGTGCGGTCAGTGCCATTACCACGGCGACGCTGTACGAGCGTTACCGAAGCTATGACGCCAGCGCCAAAGGCGACCGCAAGGCCGATGCGCTCGACGGCACGATTGATGAGCTGTGGCGCGATGCGCGCTGGTCAATCAGCCACTTGCAGGATAAGCCCCGCTGCATCATCGGGCATATCTGATGAACGTTATCGCACAGCAGGGCGACACGCTGGACGCCCTGTGTTATCGCCACTACGGACGCACGCAGGGTGCCGTTGAGGCGGTGTTAGCGGCTAATCCGGGGTTGGCTGAATACGGGGCGATTTTGCCCCACGGCACCGCAGTAACCTTGCCGGATATTGCCAGCGCCCCTGTCGCAGAAACGGTGAGTTTATGGGATTGAATATGGAAAGAATCACGTCGTTTATCGCGTACTGGATAAGCGTGGCGCTGGCCTTTTTTGGGGCGATGACGCCGCAGGATTTCGCGGCCTATTTCGGGGCGCTGGGGGTGGTGTTCACCGTTGGCGTTAACTGGTACTACCGCCGCAAGAGTTACCAGCTATTGAAGAGCATCGATAATCCCCGCGAGGTTATTCATGAAATCACTCGTTAAACGCTGTGTTATTGCCACGGTGTTAGCGCTGGCCGCGTTAGTGCCGGATTTTTCCTTGCTGAAAACGTCACAGGAGGGGCTGGCGCTGATTGCCGACCTTGAGGGGTGCCGCTTAAGCCCCTATCAGTGCAGCGCGAACGTGTGGACAAACGGGATCGGACATACCGCAGGCGTGGTGCCGGGGAAAACCATCACCGAGCGTGAGGCGGCGGTCAATCTGGTTGCCGATGTGTTGCGGGTAGAAAAGGCGTTGGCACGCTGTATGGCCGTTAATATGCCGCAGGCCGTCTATGACGCGATAGTGAGCTTTGCGTTTAATGTTGGTGTCGGTGCGGCCTGCCGCTCTACGCTGGCGTTTTTTATCAATAAAGGCCAGTGGCGCAACGCCTGTGACCAGTTGCTGCGCTGGGTGTATGTCAACGGCGAGGTATCACGCGGTATTGAAACCCGTCGCCAGCGTGAGCGCGCCGTCTGCCTTAAGGGGGCTTCATGAGCAAGCCCCTGACGCAGTTCTTCGCCATCGTTGCCGCCTGCCTGTTGGCTGTGCTGGTTATCACTAAGTGGCAACTGTCCCGCGCTGAAAACTCGTTAAGCCAGCAGGCTATTACCCTGAGCCAGCAAAAAGACACGTTGCTGGCGCAGGATGCCGCCATCGGGTCGTTGCAGGACAACGCCCGGCGCAATGAACAGGCACAGGCGGAACTCCGCACGAAACTGTCACAGGCCGGGCAACTGGCCGCGTCCCGCGATAAAAAAATCACGAGGTTACTCAATGAAAATGCCGATCTGCGTCGCTGGTATGCCGCTGCTTTGCCTGACGATTTTAAGCGGCTGCACACCCGCCCCGCCTTTGACAACCCCGACGCTTATTTACGTTGGCTGTCCGAAAGTAACGAGCTGCCCGATGCCGGGCAGCAGCCCGGAAACGAACGGTGATTTAAGCGCGGATAACCGCCAACTGGAAAGCGCACTGGTGAGCTGTGCGCTACAGGTCGAAACCATCAAACACTGTCAGGAGCAACACGATGCTGAAACCCAACAGCCTGCGCCGCGCCTTAAGTGATGCGGTGCCGGTACTGAAAAATAACCCGGACATGCTGCATGTATTTATCGACAGTGGCGCGGTGGTGTCCACGCTGGCCGCGTCGCTGTCGTTTGAGAACCAGTACACGCTGAATCTGGTTATCACGGATTTTACTGACGATATCGACTGGTTATTAGTACCGATTCAGGCGTGGTTACGAGAAAATCAACCGGATATCACTCATGACAGCAAAGGCTTTACCTACATCGCTGACATTAACGATAACGGTAGCTGTGATATCAGCATCAGCCTGAAACTCACCGAGCGGGTGATCGTGAAAGAAGTTGATAAAGCACTGCATGTGACCCACGCGCCAGAGCCGCCGTTACCTGTTCCCGTCGAGCGTCCGATGTCACTGTACATCAGCGGTGAGTTAGTGAGTACGTGGCATGAGTGAGCTGAAACCGTTTGATGACAAGCTGGCCGGGCTGCTTGCCAGCCTGTCGGTGTCTGGCCGTCGAAAACTGGCCGGAACAGTGGCAAAAGCCCTGCGCGGTAGCCAGCAACAGCACATCAAACAGCAGCAGGCACCAGACGGCACGGCCTATGCCCCGCGCAAAGCCCAGCCAATCAAGGGCAAGAAAGGCCGGGTTAAGCGCCAGATGTTCCAGAAACTGCGTACCGCTAAATATCTGAAAGCCAAAGGCACCGCCGATGCGGCCAGCGTGGAATTTATCGGGCGGGTACAGCGCATGGCACGGGTGCATCACTACGGTTTACGTGATCGGCCTAGCCGTAACGGTGGCGACGTGCAGTATGAGGCAAGGCCGCTGCTGGGGTTTAGCGATCGAGAGATAAAAGAAGTTGAGGGATTACTGATAGAACATCTGAGCAAATAGGTGAAGCCCCGCGGATGCGGGGCAGCAATGACGTGTTTTTTATCTGCGAAAATTTGGATGAGTAGCCAGCCATTCCTTTAATGCCTCATTCATTCGCGTTTGCCAACCGGGGCCACTGGCCTGAAAACGTTCAATCACGTCAGCATCGTAGCGGATAGTTTTAGCGACTTTCGTGGGTGCCTTCTGTAGTCCCCGTGTTCTACCAATCGTTTTTCCGCCAACTTTCATCACCGCACCTGACCAGTCATCTGCGGTGGTGAGTGGGTTATCATCGTCATGGGCAATGTCGCTATCTTTCAAAGCCTTTAGGCGATTCAGGTCAGTTCGGATAGTGGTTCCAATAGAATTTTTGCTCATGTTTATCCGCCTTTCTCATTGAAATAATATGGTCATCGTCACCGCGTGGCGTATGGGCTACCATCACAACCACCACGCCACCCAGCAGGCCAAGCGTCTGATAACGCAGTTCGTCATACTCATAACGAGTATCTTCACGAGTAATCGTGAAACCCTCAAAGACATGGGGCGCATCTTTGAAATCAATTCCATGCTTTTCCAGATTGATTAAGCGCTTATTTTCGTCGTAGCTGATCATCCCCCCTCCTTTGATAATTAAATTGTAGTTACAATATGGCATCGCGTCAATTTTTTTGTAGTTACGATATGCGGCAAGCATCGCGGGAGAAACAAAACGGTTGATTTTACCTGACAGTTTCCGCTATGGTTCGCTCAACGAGGCGTCGAAACCTCTTCTCAGTGCGGTCAGAACCAACCCCGACAGTGTTGGATTTTTTATGCCTGTCATTTAGTGAGCGCAATAAGCGATCACACCCCGATCTATGTCGGGAGGGCGACGAATACAACACCCGCAAGGGAAATTAGTCCGCGGTCTCACTGAGCCGTTTCGAACCTCCCGGCACCACTCCGATTGTGGTAATTCGAAAAAATCAGTGAGGTCATTTTATGACTAACCAACTATCTGTAGAAAGCCTGTCAGTTCTTACCTATAACGCAGCACCTGTAATCACTACAGAGTCGCTAGCTCAGCTTTACGGTACAAGTTCTCATTCCATAACAAAGAACCATCGCAGCAACGTTGCGCGATTCGTGGCGGGGAAGCATTTCTTTAAGATAGAGGGGGACGAGTTACGTCTCTTTAAGCACAGAGTCACTAATAGTGACTCTGTTAAAAATGACAGACTGACAGATAGTCAGTCTGTCGCAAGACAAGCCCGTAGTCTCATCCTCTGGACGGAACGCGGCGCAGCGCGTCACGCGAAGATGCTGGAAACCGATCAGGCGTGGGATGTGTTCGAGAAGTTGGAAGAATGCTACTTCAACCCGCAGGAAAAAACCGTTCCACCTGAACCGAAAAAGCCCGTTCACCCTTGCGAACTAGAATTTTATATTCCTGAGACGCCACTTATCTTCAACCATATTCAAACCTCGCAGCTCAATGCGTTATTCAAATCGGTGGAATATCTGACCATGGATTTTTGGCCGCATATGCAAGCGCTATTCCCAACACTGGATTGCAAACACGGCTCAGCAGTTAATACCGTGAATTTGTTGATGCGGTTGTTAAAGGATAAACGTGCAGAGTGTGATGAACTGAGTAAGCAGAACTGATTTATTGGCAACTGCCCCGCTTGAGCGCGGGGCTACACATTCATTTTCCCTTCACGCTTTCAATCAATTTTGCTATTTGCTCAATCCCGTCAAAGGTCGAGGGGATTTTATCTTCTGATGGCATGATGTTTGAAAAAATTATTGATTCGAATTTTTCCAATGAATTTCCGTCATTGGCTTTCATTTCCTTTGCATACTCAGAATATTTTTGTATAAAGCGACAAAGTGTTTTCCTTAATTCAATTTGATTAGTCTGGGCTTTTATAGAGGTGTAATTAGTCAAGGAAATCCTAAAGTAATAAATGAATATGAAGGTCAATGTAAAGGCCGGAACCAAACTAAATAACGAAAGCATTGAGTCAAGTTTAATAATCCCTTTGTAAACCAAAGAAACGTCAATACCAAAAGGCAATAAAACCAAAACCCCAATTACTAAAGTAAACCAAAAAGCTCGATTTAATTCTTTCTCTTTATTTTTTGATAAATCATTAAAGCCATCATATAATGCTACAAAGTTATAAGCATTCTCCTGTTGTTCAAGTTTGGATTTCAGTACCTCAACTTTATTTATTTGCATTTCTATTTTCCCATCCCAAGAATCCATACGTGTCTTTAAATTCCTTTCAGCTTCCGATGCTCTTATAAAATATTGAATATCATCACCTTGGTAACATTCCCTCAATAGAAAAAAAGGCATTAAAGTTAGCGTGAAGTCAATTTGATCTTGAGTTGTTTCACTGAATTTATGTTTGTTTTTAACTGCAAAATCAGATATACCAGCAAGGTTAAACCCGATCTTTTCTTTTTTGTAAAAATAAAGCTCCATGAAAAACCTAAATAAAGATGAAAACACTAAATCTATCATTTCATTAGTTGGCTCAGGTTTTAATTCATTTCTAAAATCATTACCAATGCGTTTTATATTGTAATAAGTGAATTTATCCCACTCTAATGCTCCATTCCTCATGCTATTCAGAATATTTATCATATATTCATTTCTTCTTTTTTCGAACTCACCCTCCAGAGTAAGAGCAGATAGTTTTCCCTCATAAATTTCTATTAATCGTTTAGTTGATTCATCGTTAAAAAAATCGTCCATGTAATCGCTCTCGTATCAAATAATCAGTTGTTTAGAAGCAGGCACAACAGCACTAGTTTGCCTGAAAGGCCACCAGTATCCATCATGAAATCATGAACACACAAGCCACCCTTACCGAAATCCTGCGCCTCTTGCGCAATCTGAACCGTGTCGGCGTCGTGACCCACGTCAACACGGATGACGCCTTATGCCGGGTGCAAACAGGCGAAATGACCACAGGCTGGTTGAACTGGCTGACGCGTCGCGCCGGGCGTTCACGTGACTGGTGGGCACCGTCCATCGGTGAACAGGTGTTGATCTTGTCCATCGGCGGCGAACTGGACACCGCCTTTGTGCTGCCCGGCATCTATTCCGATGATAACCCCGCGCCGTCAGTCTCTGCCGATGCGTATCACGTCAGCTTTCCCGATGGTGCGGTGGTCGAGTACGAACCTGCTACCGGGGCGCTGACCGTCAGCGGGATTAAAACCGCCGATATCACCGCCTCTGAATCCCTCACCGCCACAGTGCCACTGGTCACGGTGAGAGCGTCAACCCGCATCACGCTGGACACGCCCGAAGTGGTCTGCACCAACAAGCTGATCACCGGAACGTTGGAAGTACAGCAAGGCGGGGAAATGCGCGGCAATATTCAGCATTCCGGCGGGTCGCTGTCGTCCAATGGCAAGGTGTTGCATACCCACAAACACCCCGGCGACAGCGGCGGCATGACAGGTGCACCACTATGACAGTTCGCTACCTCGGCATGAGCCGTGAAAACGGCCAGACGCTCGGCGACCTTGAGCACATTCGCCAGAGCGTGCGCGATATTCTCATCACGCCCGTCGGGTCGCGGGTGATGCGCCGTGATTACGGGTCGCTGCTGTCGGCGCTGATCGACCAGCCACAAAATCCCGCCGTGAAATTACAGGTCATGGCGGCGTGTTACATGGCGCTGCTGCGCTGGGAGCCACGCATTACGCTGACGGCCATCAACCTGACCAGCGCATTCAACGGTCAGTTGTACGTTGATATCACAGGCGCGCTGGCTGACAGCAACGCCTTTTTCCTTTCTGTTTCTGTGAGCTGACCAATGGCGATGATTGATTTAAGCCAGCTTCCCGCGCCTGCCGTGGTGGAAGAACTGGATTACGAGGCAATTTACACCGAGCGCAAAGCCATGCTGCTGTCGCTCTACCCGGAAGACCAGCGCGCCGCCGTTGCACGCACGCTGTCGCTGGAATCCGATCCACTCGTCAAGCTGTTGCAGGAAAACGCCTACCGTGAACTGCTGTGGCGGCAGCGCGTCAATGAAGCCGCACGCGCCGTGATGGTGGCGTTTGCGCAGGGTGATGACCTCGACCAGCTCGGTGCAAATTTCAGCGTGTCCCGTCTTGTGATCACCCCGGCTGACGATTCAACCCTGCCGCCAACGCCAGCCCTGATGGAATCCGACAGCGATTTTCGCCTGCGCATTCAACAGTCGTTTGAGGGTTTGAGCGTGGCCGGGTCGGTCGGGGCTTACCAGTACCACGGACGCAGCGCCGACGGTCGCGTGGCGGATGTGTCGGTTATCAGTCCCAGCCCGGCCAGCGTCACCGTGTCGGTACTGTCACGCGAGGGCGACGGCAGCGCCAGCCCGGAGCTGGTCGCCATCGTCGCCGCCGCGCTGAACGGTGAAGACGTGCGCCCAGTGGCTGATCGGGTCACGGTGCAGTCTGCCGCCATTGTGCTGTATGAGATTGACGCCACGCTGTACCTGTATCCGGGACCGGAAAAAGAGCCTGTTCGCGCCGCTGCTGAACAGAAGCTGAAAACCTATATCAGTGCGCAGCACCGATTAGGGCGGGATATTCGTCGCTCGGCGATTTACGCTGCGCTGCACGTCGAGGGCGTGCAACGGGTCGAGCTGACGACACCCGCCGCTGATATCGTGCTGACCGATGCGCAGGCGTCCTATTGTTCCGGTTATCAATTGAGTGTAGGCGGTGCCGATGAGTGATAGCCGCCTGCTGCCTGTCGGGTCGTCGGCGCTGGAAGTGGCCGCCGCCACCGCCTGTGCCGAGATTACCCGCGTACCGGTTCCCCTGCGTCTGCTGTGGAGCCCTGATACCTGCCCGCTGAACCTGTTGCCCTATCTTGCGTGGGCGTTTTCCGTTGACCGCTGGGATGAGGCATGGCCGGAGAGCGTGAAACGGCAGGTTGTCCGCGATGCGTTTTTTATCCATCGCCACAAAGGCACGATTGGTGCGCTGCGTCGCGTGGTGGAACCGTTTGGTTATCTGATCCGTATCAGCGAATGGTTTCAGAACGGCGGAGAGCCAGGCACGTTTCGCCTGGACATCGGCGTGCAGGATAGCGGTATCACCGAAGAGACCTTTTACGAGCTGGAGCGACTGATTGCCGACGCTAAGCCCGCCTCGCGGCACCTGCTGGGGCTGAATATCAACCTCGATACACAGGGCACGGCCTGTGTTGCCGCCACGGTATACGGTGGCGACGACCTGACCGTATATCCCTATTTTCCTGAAAACATCACGGTGTCCGGTCTGGATGTGACCGGAGCAGCACTTCATTTAATTGACAACATGAGCGTAACCGCATGAGCGCAACCTATTTTGCCCTGTTAACGAACATCGGCGCGGCCAAGTTGGCTAACGCCACCACGCTGGGAAGCAGCCTGAACATCACCCGGATGGCCGTCGGTGATGGTGGCGGTTCACTACCCGTTCCCAATCCGGCACAAACTACGCTGATCAACGAAAAACGCCGGGCGGCACTGAATACGCTAAGCGTTGACCCGAAAAACCCCAGCCAGATTATTGCTGAGCAGGTTATTCCCGAAAATGAAGGCGGCTTCTGGATACGTGAGATCGGATTGTTTGACGACGACGGCAATCTGATTGCGGTCGCCAACTGCCCCGAAACCTACAAGCCCCAATTGCAGGAGGGCAGCGGCCGCATCCAGACCGTGCGCATGATTTTGATTGTCAGCAGCACTGACGCGGTGACGCTGAAAATTGATCCGGCGGTCGTGTTAGCCACGCGGGGCTATGTCGATGAGGTGATTGAGGCACACGAAAAAAGCCGCAAACATCCAGACGGGACGCTGACGGCAAAGGGATTCGTGCAACTGAGCAACGCGACGAACAGCGACAGTGAAGCGCTGGCCGCCACCCCGAAAGCGGTAAAAGCCGCGAATGATAACGCCAGCGGGCGCGTGCCGTCTGGCCGCAAGGTAAACGGTAAGGCGCTGACCGCAGACATTACTCTGGGTGCCGGAGATGTGGGGGCATATACCAAACTGGAAACCGATACCGCCGTATCTGTCGTTGCTGCTGCCGCTAACAATGCCGCCACCGCAGCGGCCAGCGCCAACACGAACGCCAATGGCCGTGTGCCGTCTGGCCGAACCGTCAACAGCAAAGCGCTGTCGGCAGATATTTCCCTGAGCGCTGGGGATGTCGGTGCCTATACCAAAGCCGAAACCGATACCCGCGTCGCCGCAGCGACCACCGCCGCCAATAATGCCGCCACCGCAGCGGCCAACGCCAACACGAACGCCAATGGCCGTGTGCCGTCTGGCCGAACCGTCAACAGCAAAGCACTGTCAGCAGATATTTCCCTGAGCGCTGGGGATGTTGGGGCATTACCTATAGCGGGAACCGCAGCGGCAGCGTCCAAGCTGGCGACCCCCAGAAAAATTAATGGCGTGGCGTTTGATGGTACAGCGGATATTAATTTACTCAGTGATTTTCCAGTCGGTGTCCCTATTCCATACCCATCTGCAACCCCGCCCACGGGCTGGATAAAGTGCAACGGGCAATCATTTAATAAATCACAGTATCCTATTTTATCCTCCCTCTATCCCTCCGGCGTTCTACCTGATTTGCGCGGCGAATTTGTTCGTGGATGGGATGACGGACGCGGTGTTGATGCGGGACGTACGCTGTTGTCATATCAGAATGATGAGCTGAGGTCACACGCGCATGGCAACGTTCCGAAATATTTAGCCCCTGGCGGAGATAGTGACCGTGGCAGTTTTTTTTCATTGTTTTCTGTTGATGACGTCGGAATAACAGCAGAGGTGGGTGGTACAGAAACCCGTCCCCGCAATATCGCCTTTAACTACATCGTGAGAGCAGCATAATGAGCAACTATTCAACCCAAATTAAAAACGCAGAACTGAACGAGCGCGGGCTGGCGATTAACTCAGGATGGATTACGGTCTATCACGTTAATCCTGCTACGCGAGAATACCAGAGCGCCAGCTATGAATATGTGATGCAGGGCGTTGGCCTGCCTGCCGACAGCTACGCAGACGAGCCGCAATTGCCGCCTGTCGGCCAAGCCCTGCGCCGCAGCGATGACGACAAATCATGGGAACAAGTGCCGGACTATCGCGGCCAGACGGTTTACAGCACGGAAACCCGCCAGTCGCAGATCGTTACGCAGTTCGGTGAACTGCCGGATAGCGTCACGCTGCTGAAACCCGCTACGGAATTCGATAAGTGGAACGGGAAAAAGTGGCTGATCGACAAAGCAGCTAAAGCCACCGCTGCTATCAAATCCGCACAGCAGGAGCTGGCAACGCGCAAAGCGGACGCCACGTCGCGCATTACCGAGCTGACGTATGCGGTTAATCTGGACATTGCGACCGACGCCGAAAAGACCGCGCTGGCAGCGTGGCAAAAATACACCGTGTTGCTGAACCGTATCGATGTTAACGCTACTGATATCGACTGGCCGATGGCACCGGGTAACGAATTGATCGCTACCGCCGATCAATAACGCCTAATCGATCTGTATAAACGTTTATAAAATAGTCACCCAAAATGCCATTATGTTGTTGGTTTTAAAAATAATGACATGTCAGGGAAAGCAAAGCCCACCGTTAGCGAGACGGTGGGCTTTTTTTGTGCATGTTTTCCGTCTACGTGTTGTGCCAGCCCCCACCGTACCAGCATCACTCGCCCACACCCGCACCACGCCAGACAATAGCCGCTCCTAATGCAGCAATCGTGCTATTAGCTGGAGCCTGAATTTATGAGTGATTTTCACCACGGCGTGCAGGTCGTCGAAGTTTCCGACGGCACGCGCGTTATTTCCACCGTTTCCACCGCGATTATCGGCATGGTGTGTACTGCACCCGATGCCGACGCGGCCACCTTTCCCCTCAATACCCCGGTACTGATTACCAACGTGCTGTCTGCCGCTGGCAAGGCCGGGAAAAAAGGCACGCTGGCTGCGGCGCTGTCTGCCATCGCCGACCAGTCCAAACCCGTTACCGTTGTGGTTCGCGTGGCCGAGGGCGACGACGAGGCCGAAACCGTCAGCAACGTGATCGGCGGCAGTGACGAAAACGGCAAATATACCGGGATGAAAGCCCTGTTAGATGCGCTGACCGTCACGGGCGTAAAACCGCGCATTCTCGGTGCGCCGGGGCTGGATTCGTTACCCGTTGCCACCGCGTTAGCGTCCATCTGTCAGTCGCTGCGTGCCTTTGGTTACGTCAGTGCGTGGGGCTGCAAAACCCTGTCGGATGCCATCAACTACCGCGAGAATTTTAGCCAGCGTGAATTGATGGTGATCTGGCCGGATTTTATCGCGTGGGACACCACGGCCAACGCCAGTACCACGGCATATGCCACCGCACGCGCGTTAGGACTGCGCGCCAAAATCGACCAAGAAACCGGATGGCATAAAACCCTGTCTAACGTCGGTGTGAACGGCGTGACAGGTATCAGCGCGTCGGTGTATTGGGATTTGCAGGCACCCGGCACCGATGCGGATTTGCTGAATCAGGCAGGCGTAACCACGCTGGTTCGCAAAGACGGCTTTCGCTTCTGGGGTAACCGCACCTGTTCTGACGATCCGCTGTTCCTGTTTGAGAACTACACCCGCACCGCGCAGGTGCTGGCCGACACGATGGCAGAGGCGCACCTGTGGGCGGTGGATAAGCCCGTTACCCCGACGCTTATCAACGACATTATCGAGGGGATCAAAGCCAAATTCCGCGAACTGAAATCCGGTGGCTACATTATTGACGCCAATTGCTGGCTGGATGAAACCGCGAACGATAAAGACACGCTCAAGGCCGGGAAACTGTATATCGATTATGACTATACCCCGGTTCCCCCACTTGAAAATCTCACCCTGCGCCAGCGCATCACCGATAAATATCTGGTGAATCTGGCCGCGTCGGTCAACAGCTAAGGAGCTAACGCGCTATGGCACTGCCTCGCAATCTGAAATTTATGAACCTGTTCAACGACGGGATGAGCTACATGGGTGTAGCGACTGCCGTTACGCTGCCGAAACTCACGCGCAAGCTGGAGAACTATCGCGGCGGTGGCATGCCCGGCAGCGCGCCCATCGACTTTGGGCTGGATGATGATGCACTGGCGATGGAATTTACGCTCGGCGGTTTTGCTGACGAAACCCTGTGGAGCCAGTACGCCGCACCGGGTGCCGATAAAGTGCTGCTGCGCTTTACCGGGTCATACCAGCGTGATGACACCGGGGAAATTTCTACCGTCGAAGTGGTGATGCGTGGCCGTCATAAAGAGATCGACGGCGGCGAGAGTAAGCAAGGGGAAGCCACCGAAACCAAAGTGTCAACCCAATGCACGTACTACAAGTTAACCATCGACGGCAACGAAATGATCGAGATTGACACCATCAACATGATTGAGCGTGTTATGGGCGTTGACCGTCTGGAACAACATCGCCGGGCGATTGGTCTGGCGTAACCCTGTCCGGCCAGCCCGGTGCTGGCCGTCTTCTTTCTATTTTTTATCTGAACACAGAGGCAACATCATGAACAAAGACGACAACATTGTAACGCTGGAAACCCCGATTAAACGCGGCGAAACCGTCATCGACACTATTACCCTGATTAAACCGAATACCGGAACGCTGCGCGGCGTCAGTCTGGCGGCACTGGCCGGATCGGACGTTGACGCGATGATTAAAGTGCTGCCGCGCATGACGATGCCAGCCCTGACCGAGGCCGAAATCACCCGCCTTGAACTGCCGGATATGATTGCCATCGCTGGCAAGGTGATCGGTTTTTTGACGCCGAAATCGCAACAGGAAACCTCCCCCGAAGCCTGAGTGTTGATGAACTGATGGCGGACATCGCGGTGATTTTTCACTGGCCGCCATCGGAGCTGTACCCAATGACCCTCACAGAGTTGATCCTGTGGCGCGACAAAGCGCTGAAACGCAGCGGACACCATAACAATGAGTAACACTCTACAGTTAAGCGTTTTGCTGAAAGCCGTGGACAGGGCAACCCGCCCGTTTAAGGCGGTGCAAACCGCCAGTAAAAAACTGTCGGGCGATATCCGTGATTCACAGACCCAGCTCAAAGACATGAACGCGCAGGCCGGGCGTATCGACGGTTTCCGCAAGGCGAAAAACCAGCTCAGCGAAACAGGCACGGCACTCCAGCAGGCGCAGGCGAAAGCCGCCGGGCTGTCGGCAGCTCTGCGCAATAGCGAAAATCCCACCAAACGGCAGGCACAGGCGCTGGAGCGGGCGAAACGTCAGGCCTCCACGTTAAAAACAGAGTATGCGGCGCTGCGCCAGTCGGTACAGCGCCAGCGTACCGAGTTAGAGCAGGCAGGCGTCAGCACGCGCAACCTGTCCGGCGAAGAGCGCAAATTACGCACGAATATTACTCAGACAACGACGCAGCTTGACCAGCAACGCGCCGCGCTTTCCCGCGTCAGTCAGCAACAGGAAAAACTGAACGCGGTCAGACAGCGTTATGAAAAAGGCAAAGAAATCACCGCCGGGGTGCGTAATACCAGCGCGGCGGCGTTTGGCCTCGGTTCAGCGGCGCTGTATGCCGAAAGCCGACTGATTGCGCCGTCGGTGCAGGCTGACGGACACGGGGCGCGCATTGCGGCGCAGACGGGCGGGAATGCCGCCGACGGCGAACAGTACACCCGCGTTATCAAGGAGGTTAACGCCTCCGGTGTGAGTAACGATCTCACTCAAATAGCGGACGCGGTGGCCGCCGTTCGTAGCACGTTGGGGACGCTGGGCGAGGTGGGCGAAACCGAACTGGCGCGCATATCGCGTAAAGCACTGGACATACAAACGGCGCTCGGTGGCGATGCGACAGAGAGTATCCAGATAGCCGCCATCATGATGAAAAATGGCCTCGCGAAGAACAGTGACGAGGCGTTTGACTTGATGGTGTCCGGGATGCAGCGCGTGTCTGCGCAGATGCGCGGCGAACTGCCGGAAATCCTGCATGAGTATTCGACCCACTTCCGCAACATGGGATTCAGCGGATCGGAAGCCATGACACTGTTAGTGGACATGGCGCAGCAAGGCAAGTTTGCGCTGGACAAGACAGGCGACGCGGTTAAAGAGTTCTCAATCCGTGGGTCGGACATGTCCAAAGCCAGTATTGAAGCCTATGACGCTGCCGGACTCAATGCCGCCAAAATGTCTACCGCCATTGCCAGCGGCGGCGATAAGGCGCGGGCGGCAATGCAGAAAACCGCCAACGGGCTGCTGAAAATCAAAGACCCGGCAGAACGGGCAAACGCGGCCATTGCCCTGTTTGGTACGCCGATTGAAGACCTGTCGATTGACCAGATACCGAAATTTCTGGCCGCGCTGGCCGGAGCTGAAAACAAGCTCGGTGACGTGTCCGGGGCGGCTGACCGCATGGGCGATACCCTGCGCGATAACCTCGAAGGGGATATCGGGCGGCTACAGGGCGCGATGTCCAGTCTGCGCTTTAACCTGTTCAATGACGATGACGGCGCGCTGCGCAAACTGACGCAGGCCGCGACGGAATGGTTAAATCGTGTCAATGAATGGGTCAAGGCTAACCCGGAGCTGACGCGGCAGATAGTGATGGTGGGTGGCGCTGCCACGGCGTTAATTACGGCACTGGGCGGGATCGGGCTGGTTGCGTGGCCTGTCATGAGCGGGATTAACGCATTAATTGGCGGAGCGGGTTTACTGAGTGCCGGATTGCGGTTCGCCGGAACACGCGGCATTACGCCCTTGTCAGGGGGATTAAACCGCCTCGGCGGGATGATCGGCTGGCTGGCAAAGTCGCCGCTGATGCTGCTACGTGCCGGAGCCTCTGCGTTGACCTCGGTATTCGGGTCGGTCAGTAACCCGCTGACCATTATCCGGGGCGCGATGTCAGGGTTTGGCCGGGTGCTGATGTGGCTGTTTACGTCACCGCTGGCACTGCTGCGCACAGGCATTACGCTGGTTGGCAGTGCGTTAGGCGTGTTGCTGTCACCCGTCGGGCTGGCCGTCGCGGCGATTGTTGGCGGTGCGCTGCTTATCTGGAAGTATTGGGAGCCCATCAAGGCGTTTATCAGCGGCGTGGTTGAGGGATTTGTTGCAGCCAGTGCGCCGATTATTGCGGCGTTTGAGCCGCTTCAGCCTGTCTTTACGTGGATAGGTGACAAAATCAAGGCGCTGTTTGGCTGGTTCGGCGACCTGCTGACGCCTGTCAAATCCACTGCCGCCGAGCTGGACAGCGCGGCCAGCATGGGGAAACGCTTTGGTGAGGCGCTGGCAAGCGGGCTGAATATCATCATGAACCCGCTGGAGTCGCTGAAAAAAGGCGTGTCGTGGCTGCTGGAAAAGCTGGGGCTGGTTGACGATAAATCGAAGAAGCTGCCGACGGCTGAAAATATTATGCCGCCGGAGGAAGCCGCCGCGCTTAAGGCGGGAGTCAGCACGGCACCGGTTCCGCAAGGTAACGACGCAAAGGCGATTGCAGATCGCTACAGCGGTGTACGCGATAACGGCGGTGGGATCAAGCTGGGAGAGTTTGCCGTCGTCGGTGAACATGGCCCGGAAATCGTTGAGGGTCCGGTCAATGTCACCAGCCGTAAAAAAACGGCGGCGATGGCGTACGCTGCCATGAACATGTCAACTTATCGACCGATAGCGCCGACGATTCAGGCCAGCGCGGCATCATCCCCGGTCAGCATTCACGCGCCAATTAGCATTGTTGCCCAGCCCGGTCAGAGTGCGCAAGACATCGCGCAGGAAGTCACACGCCAGCTTGAGCAGCGGGAACGGGCGGCACGGTCACGCGCATTCAGCCAGTACAGTTATCAGGGAGGCGAATAAGATGATGCTCACATTAGGGCTATTTGTGTTCCAGCTCCAGACCCTGCCCTACCAGAACATGCAGCGCAACGTTGATTACCGCTGGCCGTCAAACAGCCGCGTTGGTCAGCGTCCGGCGTTGCAGTTCTTAGGCATTGAAGACGAGAAAATCACACTGTCGGGGGAACTGCTGCCGGAAATCACAGGCGGCACGCTGTCATTGTTGATGCTGGAGACGATGGCCGATCAGGGGCGCTCATGGCCGCTGATTGAGGGTAGCGGCACCATTTACGGTGTGTTTGTGGTGAACAGTATCAGCCAGACGAAAACCGACTTTTTCACGGATGGCCGCGCCCGGCGGATTGAGTTTACCATCACGCTGACCCGCGTGGACTCGTCGCTGTCTGCCATGTTGGGCGATTTACGCCAGCAAGCTGACGGCTTGATCGGCAGCGCCGGGGAAATGGCTAACAGGGCGCAATCCGCTATCGGGGGATTATTCGCATGATTAACCCGCTGAATGTTCGTGCGGGCAGTAAAACCGCCCCGGCGTACCTGCTGCGCCTGAATGAGCAGGACATCACGACCGTTATCACCCCGCGCCTGCTATCACTGAGCCTGACAGATAACCGAGGCTTTGAGGCCGACCAGCTCGACATCGAGCTGGACGACAGCGACGGGTTGTTGCAGTTACCCCGCCGGGGCGCGGTGCTGTCGGTATTTTTGGGCTGGGAAGGTGAAGCGCTGATCGGCAAAGGCGATTTTACGGTGGATGAAATAGAGCACCGTGGCACGCCGGATACGCTGACCATCCTGGCGCGGAGTGCCGATTTTCGCGGGTCGCTGAACTCCCGGCGTGAGCTGTCGTATCACGACACCACGCTGGGGGCGATTGTTGAACAGGTAGCGAAGCGTAATAACCTTGCGCCGATGCTTGCCGATGGTTTTGCGGGGATAAAAATTCCGCACATCGACCAGACGCAGGAAACCGACGCGGTATTTATTACCCGGCTGGCCGAGCGCAACGGGGCGATTGTGGCAATCAAGGCCGGGCGTTTGCTGTTCATCCGTCCCGGAACGGGGAAGACGGCCAGCGGCAAGCCCATCCCGCAGCAGATTATTGAACGCAGCGACGGCGATCAGCACAGTTTTAGTCTGGCTGACCGGGGCGCGTATACAGGCGTAACGGCAAGCTGGCTGCATACCAAAGAGCCGCAGCCTGAAAAGCCGAAAACGGTGACAGTAAAACGTCAGAAAAAAGTGTTATTGCATCAGGGGGCACAACCACAGAAGACACACCCTAAAGCGAAAAAGGCAAAGAAGGAGCCAGAAGCCCGCGAGGGGGATTATCTGGTTGGCACCGATGAAAACGTGCTGGCGCTGACCACGGTTTTTGCGACTAAGGCACAGGCCATACGTGCCGCACAGGCAAAGTGGAACAAGCTGCAACGCGGTGTCGCGGAATTCTCTATCACGCTGGCAATGGGGCGCGCCGACCTGTTCCCGGAAACGCCTGTTCAGGTGAGCGGATTCAAACAGGTGATCGACGAACAGGAATGGACAATCTCAAAAGTGACGCACAGTTTGAGTAATTCAGGGTACGTTACCGCGCTGGAGCTAGAAGTGCTGCTGTCTGATATTGAGTATGAGAGCGATGAGGAATCTTAA